AAGAGGAGTTCTCACGAAGTGCTTTAGACCATTAGGTGCATCAGTCTTAATGTAGAATGCGTTTGAGTCAGTTAAGAAGTGATTTACTACGTAACCCTCAGGAATCATTCCCATGTTTCTGATAGCATTAACGTCATTGTCAGCAGTACCTGGTCTTAATGCAGAACTCATTAATCTGTCCGCAGTGAACTGTAGTTCTTTTGGAATGATTAATTTTCTACCTTGAGTAGCAATTTTAAGACCACGCTCATCGACAAATGCAGCAATGTCAATTAATGACTGCTCAAGCGATGTTTCGTTTAGATCAGCATCAGTTGCTAATCTGTTTGCTAAAACACCACCTTGTGCTAGTGGGTGCTCAGTGTTGATAAGTGAAACACCATCACCACCTGGATTTGTACCTGCAGCACCGGCAGCAGCAAACGCATTGTTTAATACGTCAGCAGCTTTAACTTGCTTTGTGTTTGCCATTGATCTTGCAAGAGCTTTTGTGTAACGAGATGAAAGCTGATCGTAGAGGTTATCTTCGATTGCTTCTTCTGTTATTGCAAAACCTAATGCAATTGTTTCGTGTGTGTAACGTGAAGTGTAAGCTTCAACCGCTGTGTCATAAGATATGCCAGCACCTTCTGCTTTTGTTGGTGCAGAACCGAAACCTGATAACATTACCTCTTCTTCGAATGCTCTGTCAGAAGATTCTTGATCAAAGATCTCAGTGTGTTCTTGTTCATATCTTTCATACTCCAAGCCGAACAGGGCGTTCAAACCTGGCTCTAACTCTTTAACGAGTTGACTTCTAGAAATAGCCATAGTTTAACCTCCTATATGCCTGTTGTATCTCTATACTGATGTTTGTTAATTCTAACAAGAATGTTAGCGTTAGCAGCAGTATAGTCACTGTTATCAGGATCTGTTGAAAGATCATAAACAGCGAAGTTAGAGCCGTTAGAAGTTCCAAATGTACTACCGTCAATTGCTACACCAGAAATACCTGATTTAGTAGATCCTGCTGCATAAGTTGCGATATTACATGTTGAACCGACTTGGGCTCGTCCAGCGTTTGTGTCATCACATTTGACTTCAAACACCACATCGGGGTCACTGATTACGTTTGCAACTATATCGTCAGCTACAATCGCACCTGGATAGTGATTTGAGAAAGTTGGTTTTTGTGTTGTTGGGTCTGTATAGAAACAACCGTTAAAAACACCAACAATCTCAGCACCAGCAGCGGACCCACGAGAAATAGAACCATTTGCATTTAATACAACTGGATCTCCCATGAAAATGGAATTCGTTTCGTTGCTAGCGATAGTCATTTGTTGCTGACCTTGGCCCTGATATGCAGAACCCATCATTAGCACTGGACGAAATCCAAAGTTTCCTTGTTGATTTGCCATTATATTACTCCTTTGTAATACGTTGTTAGTATTGGTCGTTCAACAAACCGTGCCGATTACGACTTGTTTCCTTTACCAAATGTTACATTGGTACGCCTTTGGGGTTTACTGATCGGCATCCTTGGATCCTCAATTTTCAGTAGATCGCTGTCCATAGCCTCTTTTTGGCTTTCGGTTAAGTTTTTGTAATAAGCGTTTCGCTCTTCAACGGTTTCTACTGGCATACGAGCTAACAGTAACCCACCTACCCCTATCACACCTGCGTGTTTACCATCTTCAATGGTTGGAAGTTCCCAATCAGGATACTCGTCGGCTCGGACTAATTCCCAACCTTCTCGTAATTTTCCCATGATATTTTTCGTATCATCATAACCTCTGACTGATTCCCTAATCCATCGATGTTTAAAACCATCTGGTGCGGGGGGTGCGTCCAGTGATGAAGGTCTTGTCCAAGCTTTTCTACGAGCTGTCTTTTCCCTAGTCTCACTAGATCTTAGCATTTTATTTACCATATTATCTCCAATCTATACATATTTTGCGTATTGTTCAAGGGTAAGACCTAGTTTTTTCGCAATAGCTACTTGACTAGGAGTAAGTTTTACCTTCTTCGAACCGCCTGTTGTTTTTGAACGAGAGGCAGAAGCAACCACTTGTGGTGCTCTCTCTTTAGTTTCTTTGACTTCTTCTTCTTGTTTTTGCTCAAACTTATGAGGAAATTGATTTTTCATATATGAATTAATTTCTTCATAATACTCATCGCTTTTAGGGTCATAACCTTCTTTTAAAAGTTTTTTATGATGAGCTAAAGCAGTAAAAGTCATTGCTTCATCTTGACCGAACCATTTGTTTTCTGAAGCCCATTGCTCGGCTCGTGGATCGGGTTGTCTTGGAGCAGGTTGTTGTGGTTGAGTCTGTTGTTCAGCCATTAAACCTTCTTGCTGTTTTTGCAAGTTTTCCCTTTGTTGTTTAGAAGCTAATGCTCTCTCTTCTTCGATTGCTAATCTAGTTAAAGCTCTTTGAGCATCGACTTGAGCGTTGACATCATTATTTATTAACGCTTCTTGATAAGATTTTTTAGCCTGCTCTATCTGAGATTTAACTCTGTTTTCATATTCACTAATATAGTTTTCATCTAAAGATTTAATCTTATTTTCGTAATCTTCATATTTTTTCTTTGCACTTTCTGCAAAACGAATAGCTTCCTGTTCTCTTTGCTCAGTCTTCTCTATCCTGTCCAAAAGTTTTTTAATTCTTCTTTGAACATTTTTAGAATACTTATCTAAGCCATCATCTTTAGAATCGTCTTCTTCAGTTTGTTCTTGTCTGTCTTCAGTGGAAGCCTCTACTTTTTCTTCTTCAGCTTTATTCTGTTCAGTAGATTTATCTTCCTGTTGAAGCTCAACCTCTTGACCCTCTCCTGTGGTGTCAAGGTCTACCATTTTTTCTTCAGCCATAATTGTCTCCTTTAATAAAGGGTTAGTACATCTTTAGGATCTTTTAGTTTAGCCAACACTTCATCATCATTAAGAATACGGATTTCTCCGCCTTCAATCTTAACTCTTGATCCAGCGTATCGAGCAAAAACTACCCAATCCCCTTTTTTACACCATGGGCCATTAGGAAATTTATCCTTATCAGCATAGGCATCTGATCCCATGCTAAGTATTAAACCCACGTTGGTGGTTAGTTGCTGTTCTTCGACAGCTTTGTCTGTAAGATACAGACCTCCTTTAGTTTTATCTACTCCTTTATACGGTAGCACTACAATTCTCCATCCTGTTGCCTGAGGAATTCTCTCCATGGCAGGACCTTTGTCTTCTTCTTTCTTTGTCTCTTTTACTTTAGGTTTTTTATTAAAACCTTCTGGTAAGATTAGTTTACTCATCTTTCATCACCTTTTTATATAAATCCTGATAATCTATTAAGAACTGTTCTAGTCCATGTAGCTTACCTAATTGATATTGGTATTCGTCAAAAGATTTCAAAGCTCTCGATAATAAATCTTCTTTCTTTTCCTCGATCTTCTGTTGAATTAGTTGTTTTACTTTGTAATCGAAATGTTCCACTATTTGGTAAGCTTCTTACTTTTTTCCCAAGAGCGGAGGCCGGACATTCCGAGCAAGGCCGTGACGAGCGGAAATAAAGTCGACATGTCAAGCTCCGGAAGCGGATTATGTTGAACACTAAAAGCAGCTAAAATAAAAACAATAAATTGTTTTAATACGAATTCCCACAATATCGCTAGGGCACAGGACATCCCAATGAGGGGCCTCCACGACCGCTGCATAATACCACCAATGCCTGTAGCAGTGGACTTAGCATCAGCTAAGTTAATATCCATTTGTTTAGAATTAATTTCGTTTTCTAGTTGTTGAAGTTTAATTTTGATTTGACCTTTTTCTTCCTCAGAAGTGTGGACACTGTCGATAACTTTACCAACAGTGTCTACTAAAGATCCGCCTAAAATTTTTGATAACATTGTTTAGAGGTATTGAGCTGCGGCCCAACCGATAACTACACCGATTACAAGCCATTTTTTCTTTGGGTGCTGTTCCCAAAGATCCTTAATCCATTTTTGCATTAGAATACTCCTTCGAATTTAAGACCTTTAGAAGCGATACCATAACCTTTTTTACGCTTCTTATCCTCCGGAACAGAAGTAATTTCTACTTGTTTTCCATAAGGAATTTCCATCCCTTGAGACACAGGTCCTTTTTTGGGTGGTATTGTTTTGGTTAACTTTTTAGTCATTAGTGTAATGTTAAACTATTATGAGGTATTTTCAACCTACTAATTTGATTACTAATGTAAGTATCTGCGACGTACTCACCATAAGCATCGACCATTGTTTCTCTACTCATACTTAGCATTACTTGTGCTAATTCGACAAGATCAACACCCTTTTCTGCTTGGTCTTGTATAAAGTGCCTAGTATCATCAATAATTTTTTGAACACGTGCTTCTGTTTTTTTATCTATCATATCCATAATGTAATATGGCTTAGGCACTTTTTCTACTCTTCTTTTCAACTTTATTTATTGTGCCTTTATTCTTAGAAGCATAGAATACTTGTTCGCCTTTTTTCTTTCCGTATTCTTTCTTCATTGACTTCATAATTTTTTTACCTTTTTTATTGAGAGGCATTTTTATTTCTCATATTTAAATTTTGAGTTGTCATTTTATCGTACTGAACTTCAGCACGTTTATCTGCTACATCATAATCTTTTTGTATTCTCGCTTGATCAATAGCTGTCTTCTGTCTGAGTTTCTCAGCGTCTAATTGTATTCTCGCTTGATCTCTTTGAGAATCCATTTGATCCTTCATTGCGTCTTGTTGTAGCTCTTGTTGTTTTAACTGTATTGCTGGATCAGGCTGACCTGCACCAGATAACTGTTGTGATGTTTGTTTTAACTCTCCCATAAACTGAGCTTCTAATCTTGCAACTACTTGATCCATTTGATCCTCTGCTACTTGACCTTGTGATATTAAGAAAGCGGTTTGCTCTTTTGCTTTTAAAGAAACGTGCTCCAAAATGTGTTTTTGAAGTTTCATGGCCATTGGAGGATTGGCCAAGATCATTTGATTAGTTCCAAAGATTAAATGATTTTGAATATGTGCATCGTGATCTTGTCCTTCATAGGCGCGCATTAAATTACCATCGAGTAAATCTGCGTGTTCCGTGGCAGGATCTTTAGGAGCCACGGGTGAATCTTTTCTTAAAATCTCATCAACATCTTTAACACCTAGAGCCTCATACATTCTTCGATAGGCTTCTTTCATGTTATGTAAATCAGGAGCGCTTTGAGCTAACTGTAATTCTGTTTGAGCAAGTGTTACTCTTTGTGCAGTAGAAAATATGTTAGGATCAGAAACAGGTAGCACATCTAAACTACCATCAAAGTCTTCTGCTTTAATGGTGCGATCAGCACCTTCCACAGAGTAAGGATAAGTTTCTGGTAAGTAATCAGCAAACACTTTGTAAAGTAATCTGAATTCTTTTTTCTGAGAATAATAACAACGCTTATGAATCGCTGACATGATTCGAGATCCACGTTCTAATAAAGCGATCGTTGTTCCGACAGGAGCTTGTTGATTTGCATCGCCCACTTGCATATCTGCAATGCTAGCGAAACGCTGACCGGCCTGTACAACAAAACCTAACAAGCTGTATAAAGTTTGAGAAGGTTCTTTGTATGGAAGAGGTATAAATGAATTTCTTAAGTCACCATTCGGTGCATCGATATCTCTAAACTCTCCAGGTTGTAAAGGATCAGCATCATCTCTCATGCGAATACCACGAGACTTAAATCCTGCGGGTAAGTTCGATAGAGTTCCTGCATCTAATAACTGTCTTAAAATATCAGTAGCAGTTCTTGATAATCCACCAATCAAATGAATTAAACCAAAACCGTAAAAACCTAAACCAGGTAAAAACTTGTACTGAACAAAATATTGTTTTTTTATTTTCTTCGGATCGTCTTTTTCATAGTTTCTTCTAATACCCACCACTTGACTTGATCCTTCTTCAACAGTCACAATGTAAGGAATTTTAATCCCAGTCATTTCACCAGAATCATCTTT